ATGTGAAAGGTGACGCGCTGTAAGCCACTGCGTTGACCGCCCTAAAATCAACGGCGCGGATGCCCGTCACCGTCGGCAGTGATAAGGGATATGTGATTGCCATTATGCGAAAGACCTTCCGTATGAGCCGCCGCGCAGCTTTGCATCAGCCACCGCCGCCTTAGCCGCGTTTGCAATCTGCGGCATCAACGTCTTGATTTCAGTCCGCACCGTTTGCTGTACGCCAGTGCTGACGTTGATTGTCTGGTTGACTGTCACGCCGCCCGCAGACTGGCCGCGTGTGTGGTCAATGATGGACTCGCGCGGGTGAACCATTGCCATGTATCCGCCCTTGCCGTCCAAGCCGCCAGAACGTGAGCCGTTGCCTGTGTAGCCGCCGCCTGCAAAGTTACGAGCCATAGGGCGCACGCTACCGTTGACGGGCGAGGTGCCGCCCATGCCGCCTATAGCATTTGCAATCATCCCCGTAATCTGCTGAACCACGAAAATACGATACAGCTCCTTGATGATTTCAGAGGCCATAGACTTGAATGCGTCCTTAACGGACTTAGTTCCGTCAACCATTGACATAAGGCCACTCTCAATGGAGCGACTCACAGTATCCTGAACGGATTTCAATCTTACAAGTGCAGGGCTTACCTCATTATTGACGACATCGGCAATCCTCTGCATCGCGGACGCTCCGCCCGATGCGACTTCAACAGTTTCAGCTATAGTGCCATCAGGATCAAACACCATTTTTACTGCTTCACCGGCTTCATCAGACGCAATGCCCAATCTAGTTAGTTCGGCTTCAAGCTGGAGTATTTCGCGCCTATTTGTGCGCAACTGGTTCAAGGTTCCCCCAAGAGCAGTTTCAAGGGCATTGGCGTCGATAGCCGCACCAGCAAAGCCGCCAGCAGCAGCAGAGGGGTCAAAAGTTGCGCCCGGCCCAAGGTTGCGCGAAATTTCTATCGCCGCCTGACGAGTTCTCTCTTGCTGTTCGCGCATGTTTTTAAGCGCACTAATCTGGTCTTGGCTGCGAAGACGCAGCAACTCTCTTTCAACAGTAAGAAGCTGCTTTCTGGCGTTAAACTCCTTTTCAGAGTTTGCAACAGTCAAGCGAGATGAAGATGTGCTTGCGGTTCCGCTATCTTCTAGCGCCTTGTTATATGCTTCTTGAATGTTTTTGAGGCCAGAAACGGCAGACCTGATTGACCCAAGGTCAACTTGGTCAAGCGTCATAAATTCTCGCTTGGCTACTTTAGTTGCAGCCGCTGTCTTCTGAAAGGCAACACCAACAGCCGCCACAATAGCGACACCAGCGCCCAATACCGCACCAATCGGGCCAAAGATGCCGAGCAACTGCGAACCCTGCTGGCCGAATGCTTGCAGAGCGTTCTGACCGCCGCCAAGCTGCACCGCAAAGTCACCAACCTGATAACCAGCTTGCTGAAGAGCGCCCTTCGCCCATTTATTTGTGGAAACGGCATTGCTGTTATATTGGTTCGCATTCGCCGCAAGAACCTTGGTGGAGTTCTTAATTTGACGGTCAACGCGCTGGACTTGCTGCTGAACTTGCTGCAAGCCCTTTGTCGCGTCACCGACCTGAGCCGAAACTACAATGTTGATGTCATTTGCCATTGCGCTGCCGCTCCTCAATCAATCCAAAATATGCGACCCACTCATTATACTCCGAAAGAGTGATTTCTTCAATCTCGCTGATTGTCTTGTGTAGACGGTCTGCCAGCGTGACCAGGTTCATCCTGAATGAGTCGCCCCTTAGTTTTTTTCGTGGTCCTCAATGCTATCAGCCGCAAAGACGTTGCCAAACAGCTTGGCAATCACGCCGATAGGCTCGCCCATCAGGATTGGCTTGTCCTCCAGCGTAAACGCTTTCTCGCCAGCCTCATCTTCGCACTTGGCGATAATCATCTCAACCATCGCGCCCATAGTTGTGCTTGTCAGAAAGTTCGGGTGCTTGCGCTGAACCTTCTCAATATCTCGTGCCGTTACCGAACCAAAGAAAAGGCGAAGCGGCTGTTCCGCCTCGCCCCATTCTTCAACCTCGGCAATGCTGCGCTCCTGCTCCGACCGTTTGGCCGCAATACGCTTTGCAATGCTCATGTCGTTCCCCTGTTTATGCTACCGTCGATTGCGACAGTGCGCCGTTACCCTGCACAGAAATAGACATTTCCACAAGGCCATCGTAGGACGAGTTTACGCCGCGCCCAGTAACAATGGCAGCGCCAGTCAAATAGACATCGCCTGTCACGTCGCCTTCTGGGTACAGGCTCAAAGTAACCTCTGCGCCGATAGTCAACGCGCCTTGGCCCGCTGTGTCAGTCTCGTCCCAAAGAACGTCGATTGAACCAGTGTAGGTTGTCAGGCTGGGCTTGTAGGTCCGTGCCGTGTCGCCCATGCTGGTGTCGTCTAAGGTATCTGCGCTTTCCTCAATGCTGAAAGAACGGATTTCTGCAATCGCGTCGGTGCCGACCTTTACGGTCCCTTCGCTGCCGGTATGTGTAGCCATAGGAGCCTCCTGTTATCTGGCCGTGCTTGCGTCTTCTATGCTTGTAACATATCGGACATCAAAAGTTAATCTGGCAATGCCGACTGGTTGCTCGGCCTCACCGCTGAAATCAATATCTGTACTGACTAGCACAATATCTTTAGCAATTCCACCAAGTCTGAAGTCGCCGCCCAAAGCATCCTCAATCTGGACGCAGATGGCGTCAACGTCATTGTCAAACGCGTTGGTCGCCCTCACATAAGCATCCACACTGATTGACACGCTCCGCGTCAGCGTCACCGTACCCATCGCCATCAAGGAGGAAGCCTCGGAACCTGTATGAACCGTGATTGCCGGAAGGTTGGCCTCAGTCAGCGGGTAGACACGGGACGTGTAAACGCGGTTTGCTACCAGCGGCACCCCAGTCGTCAGGTCAGAGGCAATGCGGTCGCGGATTTGCTGTCGAACGTGCGGCATTAGGTTTTCTCCAACTGGACAACGGTCATTCCAGTCCCGTCATGTATCCAAGCGCGGACAATGTAAAGAACGCCAGAAATAAGCATTTTGTCGGTCTCGGAAATGTAAGGAATATCCGTAGTTCGGCAATTCACGCGGGGCTGCTCTTGGTGAACCTGAACAAAACCGCCCGCATCAACAGGGACGGTCTCATTGTCAAAGATAACACTAATTTCGCTGTCGCCAGCCGCGTCTTTGCGTTGATACGAAGCGGTGACGGCGAACTCATCAAGGTTCAAGATGTCAGCAAGGTCACTCGTCAGAGGCAGGGGCATCTACAACCTCCGAAGGTGTGTGTGCTTCAGCCAAGTCACGCGCAATCAGCTTCTCGCCGCGCAGCACGTCAACATCGTGAATAGTGCCAACGCGATAACCTTGCCATCCCACTGAGCCTTCTTAAGCAACTTAATCTGCATTTTTCTTACCGCGCTTCTTCAATGGCGAGGCTTTGCTTGCCTGCAAGCCGACTGAACGGTTTGTCTCGATTTCCGACTTTGGCTCAGGCGCGATTGTCACGCGGCCCATAACCGAAAGCTGGGACGCCTCATCGGGTGTAAGGTCAACAATGTCACCAGCAGAGCGGCGTTGGCCGCCAGCGATGCAGGACTTCAATACGAGATGTGGCATAGGTGTCTCCTGTTTTGGGTAGGGAGGGCCGTTAAGCCCTCCCCATGATAGCGTCATTATACGCCGTCGTTGTTGTATGCGAACGATACTGCATGGCGAACTGCCACATCCATCGTCTGCAAAGCAACAATACGAACAGTGCCGCTTGTCGAGTTGGTGTATGGATCGACAGTGATGTCGAGGCCGCCGTACATGCCAACCAGCAGGTCGCTGAAGTTACCGAAGTACAGGTCACCAGAGGTGACTTGGTTCGATACGATTGAGCGATAACCGTTGATGGTGTTGCCTGGCTCAACCACGAACTGACCAGAGCCAGAGTCTTTTGTGGTTGTCTTCAGCGCACCGTACATGCCTGCGGGCAGGATGTATGCGAGGTTGCCCATAAGAGCGTTATCCTCGGCAACAGCGGTTTCCATTGCCACAACTTCGGCAAAGGTTGGGTTCGCAGCCGCAAACGCAGTCGGCGCATTGATGCCGGATACGTTCTTGATGCCTGTAGGCTGGCCAGAAGAGCCGGAGCCTGCAAGTGCGCCAAGGTCCATCGCCTGAGCAATAGCGACCGAAAGGTCGTTACGGATCAGTGCTTCGATGTCCAAGCTGGACTGCATCATCATCAAGCGTGTGATGTCGGTGAAGGCGCCCAATGTCTTTGGCGACATTGTGACCTGACCGAGCGTCGGCTCGCTTTCAGAAGCAGCGCCACCTTCAGTGGCAATCCAGCCCGCAGCAGATGCAGCAGTCTTCTTGGGGATTTTGATGTCACCCTGAAGGCCAGTCAGCATTGTCGCGCCAGCTTGCATCACGGACGAAGCATTGCGCAGAACGTCGATGAAATCACCGCCACGGAAGTCTTCAGCGATAACCGCTGCGTCATCAGTGGTGTTCAAGTCACGCTTTGACAAGTCCCAAGAACGGCGCACGTCCGCAGGAATATAGAGGCCCTGTGGGTCAACGCCGTCGCGCTTTGCAGCTTCAGCAGCAGCTTCAAATTCGAAAGCAGCAGCTTCTTGCGCCTTGCGGTCGCTTGGGTTGGACATCGCACGGATTGCCTTCATCAGAGAGAAGCGACGAACTTCTTTCTTGGACAAACCAATGTCGCTGTCGTCCAGCGGCTTAGTGCCGATGATGTCAAGCAGTTCGCCACGGAACTCCGCCAGCGACCGTCCGTCATGGACGGCTTTGTCAGCGAGGTCACGCTTGTTGTGCTTGCTGGCGAGACGGTACATCTCGGCAGTGTCTTTGGCAGCGGAACGGGCAGCATCGGCCTTCACCGCTTCCACGTCGATCTGAGTATTCTCAGTCATGGTAGCATCCTCCTTTTGAGGTGTTGCAGGTTTACGGGTCTGAAGGTCATCTTCCGCGCTCCGCCCTACTCCGACTGTCCTGTCAGCAGGGATAGAAACAACAGAAACTTCCATTGGAGTCCACGAGGAAACACGGTAGCTTTCCTTGCCCTCACGGTCCATTTTGTTGACTGCATAGCCAACGGAGATGTTAGAACGAATACCGTCCATCACATCATCGAAAACCTCTTTGGCAAGCCCGTTCCTTCCGAAACGAACATCTCCCCGCAGCACGCGGGTTGACCCATCAAGGCTAACATTCTCAACCACGCCAATTTGCTGACGTGGGTCATGGTCCAACAACAATGGCATCCGGCCAGACCGAGCAAACTCAAGGTCAATGGATGTTTCGTTGTGGTCCAGAATTTCTGCACCGAAGCTACGCTCGACAGGGGCTTCGCTGGAAATGGCAATGCGGACTGTCCGAGTTTCCTCGTTGATAACGTCGGCATTGGCGTCCATTGCGCGGGTTTTCATATCGTCTCGGTTGAAACGAACGTCAGCTTCCGCAATTCCCTCTGCCTCAACAGTTTCGACTTCCATGTCGGGCGTTTCTACGGCTTCAATTTCATCAGTCATCGCGCAATCCTCGCTCGTTTCGGCAATCATATCACAATCTGCATCGCTTTGCATAGACCGCTCACTCCTCTTGTACGTCGCCATCATCAATCTCCGCAGGGACAGGCTGCTTATCGCCAAACGGCTGGTAAGCCATCGTCAGGCCGTATTGAGCCGCGTCCTCGTTGTCGCGTTGGATTTGAGCGAATGTCTCTTGTGCATCGCGCCCGTAGTTTGCCGCAATATCGCTGTGGCTCAGAATGCCGTTTTGCAGGCCGACAACCGCCGCGTTGATTTCCTTGAGCGGGTCAACCCACTGGAAGCCACGCGGACGGAAGGTGAATGTGCGGCTGAACTTCTCAAACTTGCCCGGCCCCGTAATCGGAATAAGCGCAAACTCTGTCACATGGTCAAGCCAAGCGCGGTAAAGGGGGTCAAGGAAGTGGTCCACCATGAACCGCTGCAAAGTGCGGTAAAAGTCTCGCTCCTCAAGCGCACCCTGCCGAATTGACGAATAGCTTGTACCCTCAAGGTCATTCGCCAGTGACGTGTAACTGACGCCAAGCCCACCGGCGATGCCGCGCAGGATAGACTTCTCGAAGTCGGCAAACGCAGATGTCGGGTGCGTCGGGTCAAACGGCTTGAAGTCCACACCCGCTGGCAACTGGTGGAACGTGCCAGCTTCCGCATCGTAAATCGGCGTGTGCGTGTCCTCGTAGGCGTCGGCAGTAAAGCCGTCACCCGTTGGCGATGTGAAGAAGCCCATCTTGGCCGCGCCGGTACGCGCTGCCACAAGTTCAGCCTCGCGGTAGCCGTGCAACATTTTTAACGCAGCAATGGCCGCAGATGACCACGGCACTCCTCGTGTCTGGTCTGCTCGCTCTTGGCGGTAAATGTGCATAATTTGGGAAGCAGGAACACGCGCACGCTTTGTGCCGGTCGCCAGTGTCGTGTAATCGTAATCGCCAGGGTGGTTTAGCAGAACGTGATAAGCAACTGGGCGTCGGAACTCGTCAAGTTCAATTCCCATGCGGACATCGTTGCCGTTGCGATACCGCTCGTTCATTTCCTCGTCAACACGGTCAGGCTCAATAACCTGAAGCCCAATGCCGTGGCGCAGCGATCTATCCTTCACAATGCGCATAAACACCTCACCATCGCGGGCCATGCCAGAGATGATATGGTTCTCAAGGTCAATCAGGCTCATTTTGCCGCTAACAGTCGATCCGCCCAAACGCCCGAACTCTGCCCAAGCATCCTCAATAATCTGACTGCCGCGCACGTCCTGCGAGCCGTCAGGATTAACCGCCTTTACCTGAAGCCGAAACCCGCTTTCACCCACAACATTCGTGCGCAAAAGCTGCAAATAACGGCGGAAGTATTCGTTGTTGCGCTCAAGGTCACGCGAGCGATTGCGCAACTCGTTTAGCGCCCATCTAATCTCGCTATCGGCGCTACGGTTGCTGCCAACGAAGTCAGCAAAGAGGCGGCCCTTGTTGGCCGCAGAATAATTCCGCTTCTGAACGGGCTTTTTCTTTCGGCTGAATACGTCGAGAATACCCATCAGAACCTCACCTTAATCGTTGCGCTCGTTGCCCGACCGCGCTTGGCCCGCTCATTGTTTTCGTGCTTTACAAACTCACGCTTGTACCGGTCACGAGCCTCAAGAAGCTCCTCAAACGTCATCTTAGTCAAAGACCGCCCCGCAATCGAGTAGTTTGAAACATCGCTGTCGGCCTTGCCTTCCAAGATTGTCTCAATCTTGGTTATCATAATCTCAGCGTGGATGCGAGGGTCGGCCTGATTGTCGTCAAGGTCAGGAAGCGCCGTAAAATCACCTTGGTCCACCACAAGGCGGTTGCCCGTTGCGGTCTGCGTAATCTCAAGCTGCCAGTGATAGTATCCGGCCAAGAAGTCAGACGAGTCGGCGCTAGAGACCGTAAACAGATAGTAATTCTGGGACTCGGTTCCAGTAATCTTTATCTCGTTGTTTCCGCCGCCGGTAATGCGAGCGACATACTCAGCCGAGTATTCCGCAGGTGGATAATCAGCAACAAGGTCCGACCGCTTCCACTGCAAGAAATCGCCAACAACTATCTCCAAAGGCTCACCTTCAGGGGCATTGTTAGCATCGAAAAGATTTGCCATTATTTGTACCCGTGAACGAAGCTATTTTTGCGCGGCATAGACGGACGCCGTGCAGGTGCCGCCTTCTCAGGCGACAATAGCCCATTTTGCGCCCTCTTGTAAACTGTTTCAAGGTTTAGGTTCAGGATAGCCAACGCAGCCGTCGCATACACGCGGCAGTCAAGTGCTTCGTTCCGCGTTCTGATCTTTACCCACTCACGCCTTGGCCGACCCTTAAAGTACTTGGTCATCTTTTTCTCGGCAGTCAGCATCCGAAAGAACTCCTCCCCCCTATCCAAAGGAAAGTGGCAGTATCCTTCACCCGGCGTCTGCATCTTTAAGCGCGAGTAAACCAGTTCCTTGGCAGTGTCTGTGCCGACAGGGAACAGATTTATCTTGCCGATGTTGTTCTTTGTCGGCCTGCCCACAATCGGCTTACCCTCGCCGCCGACGCCCTTGATTGCGAACACGCGCCGCCCCGCTCGCTGCCGTGCGTAATTGTAGACCTGCTGCGTGTAGTGTCCGCCGGAGTCAATGCAAGCCGACCGCAACACCATCTCGCCGTGCAGAGGGTGGTTGTATATTTCGCCCAGCGCGGTGTCCAAGCGCATCCAGAGTTCAGCCGTTGATGGGTCGCCGTAAAGCACCTCATATCGGATAGACCAGCTTTCCTCGCCTCGCCCCCAGCCAACGACCTCGTATTCAAGCCGGTCGTCCTGCACGTCGATGCCAGCCGTCAGCATCAGTACGTCTTCTGGCAGTTCTTCGCCCCAGTCCTCACGACGGTCAATCAAGTCGTATTCGTCAACCGTGTCGCCCTGCTCCTCCCAAGTCTCGCCAAGATAAGTGTTGACCCACGTCTTGAGCCGCATTGGGTCGCGCTTGGCCGCAAGAAAGTCGCGCACCGTGTCTTCCATCGGCGTCCAAGGCGAATACAATCCGCTCAAGTGGAAGCCAGCCGTTTTCCCATCACCTTCAGCCGTCGCACGCCATTCGCCTTGACGGATTGCCCGAAACCGTTTCACATCCGGCCAGCAAGTCCCGCAATGCTCGCAAGTGTATTCCGCCGTTGCGGGCTTGTCAGTATCCCACCTGACATTGGCCCACGTCAGAACTTGATGCTCGCCGCAGTCAGGACACGGCACAAAGTATTTGCGCTTATCGCTTTCCTCGTACGCCTGCTCAATGCGGCTCGCGCCCTTTTCCGTAGGCGTGCTGACCAAGATGATTTTGCGGTTCCAGAAAGTAGCCGAACGCCGCTTCGCAAGCCCAACGGGGTCGCCTTCCGTTCCTGCCGAAATGGGATAACGGTCAACCTCATCGCAAAGGATAATTCGACACGGCCTCGATGCCAGCGATGACGGGCTGTTCGCGCCACAAGCCGTAACGTGACCGCCTGCAAAGACCTTGTGCAGCGTAGTGTTGCCGCTGTCTCGGCTGCGCGGGTTCTTTATTTTGTCGCTCAGGGCTGGCGTGTCTCGGATAGCAGGGGCCAATCTGTCCTTGCTCCAAGTCTGCGCCATCTCAAGTGTCGGCTGGACAACCAACATAGGCGCCGGGTCTTGGTGGATATGATAGCCAACGACGTTGTTGATAAGTTCAGTTTTGCCAATCTGGGCCGCTGTCATCAGCACGACGTTCTCAATGTCAGGGTCAGAAACCGCGTTCATCATGCCGCGCTGGTATTCCGCACGGCTGGTTGACCACTTGCCTGCCTCGGCGCTGCTTTCGCTGGAGAGCTGCCGATATGTGTCTGCCCAATCACTGACATTCAAACGAGGTGGAGGCTTCAGAGAGGCAGTGACCGCTTGCCTTAGCCGCGCATCAAGCCTCTTGTCCTGCGCCTTCTTGACTGTATCCGACAAGTTCATTCAGTGCCTCAATAATTGCGTCCTCCAATAGCTGCTGGACTTCCTTTACGTTCGACGAGGCGTGCGCTTCGGGCGCAACCTTTGTCGGGACAGCGAGCAGCTTTGTCCGAACCCTTGTTAGTTGTTTCTCCATCGCCGTGGCGACACTTTCGATGTCAACCAGCAACCCGCGCTGAACCTCGTTCTCCATTTCCTTGGCGTCCGCCTGCTCTTTGGCAAGTCGCGCCCTCTCCTCCTGTAAGTCAAGGTCGCCAACCTTGGAGCGGCCAGCGGCCACCTCTCGAACATGCGTGATGTATTGCTTCCGCGCAACGTCAAGGTCGTACTTTCCCCTGTCCTGCTGCTCAATAACCGCTTTTTTGATAAGTTCTTGAACGCTTTTGTGCGACATTCCGAGATGCGCTGCAACTTCTGAAATTGTGGACATATCAATCTCCGTTATGAAACACCTCCATATCATAAATTTCTGTGACTAGTAAACAAACGTGCACT